GATGGTCTATTGGATTCATTTACGGTTTTGTACGTGAGCTGTGGCGTATGGGTTGGTTTCGGCCAACTACATACGATCGCGTTGAGAACGCTCGTTGGCGCATTAAATATTACGCAGATGCCACTGTTTTTTATGCGAAAAACTGGAGGAATAATGTGACTGATACGATCGATGAAATTAATAGTTTGAGATTCATTTCGTGGGAACTTACTGATTTCATTCCTGACAGTTGGGTTGAGGACACTCGGTTCGCCTGGATTTATATGTTTAAATATGATCAGGCTTATTATCCCCAATTAATTTTGTCCGCGATAGTCTTTTGGCTATTCAGTATTTGGATCACTCTCAAAATCCACGGGCAAAATATGTTCTGGCGTAATTTCTTTGCGGTTTTAGGATATGTTTACATTGCCTTATTATTGCGGAAAAAGTTTTTAATGAAAGAACTAAGGACACGTAGAGGAGTACTACGTGGTATTTTAAAACACTCCATGAAGATGATGATCGGAACTTCTATCCAAGTAATGCTCACTTTCGGTGGTATTGTCGTTTCCTATAAATTATTACGAGCTGTGCTCAAAACTATCGGAATTATCGGCAGAGCTTCACACGGAGGAGCAGTTAATATTGGAGGTGAAGAAGAGAACGTCTGGCTTAATGCCGCACCAATTGCCTTGCCTAAGCGTGATCCAAAGACGGATACTCTTCCAGCTGATCAAGTTAGTAATATCGTTCTTAAGAACACTACGGCATGTATTTATGATGATAAAACATGGTCTTCAGGCTTCTTTCCTAGGAGCCAGATTTTACTCGTGCCCACACACGAGGTTGCTAACAAAGAAAGGGTTAATCTACGATTACGGAAAGACGATATTAGGAATTTATCCGGTGGAAATATCGAAGTGGAAATTACCCCTGCTAGGGTATATCATTTCCCTGATAAAGACATCTCGGCAGTTTATCATTCGAGATACCCGGACAAGCAAGACCTAACACATCTGTTCCCTTGCGAGATCCCTCAGGATCGCAATCCAACTAAATGGGTTACTAGGAAACAAACTGGATCAGTTGAATCTGGCACTGCACGCCGTAATGGTATAGCTGCCCGTGTCAGCACTGATAAGACAGTATTCCGAGATTCTACTATTGTTACATATAAGGAAGAAACAGCTGGTGGTGACTGTATGAAAGTACATGTTGCCGATGTTAGAAGTGGCAGCCACATTGTTGGTTTTCATCTTGCAGGAAAGAATCACGCAGGTTATTTGTCTACCCTTACAAAAGACGACTTAGAGAAGTGTTACGCATTCTTTGATGCTCAACCCACAACTCGCCTGTCAGCCACTATGGGAGATATGGCTACTCAGCTTTATGATAAGGATTTCACTCCCCAACAACCAACGAATAAGAAATCCACTATTAATTATTTAACTGATGCTGAGATCAATTATTACGGAGACTTACCAGCTTTCGTCACTAGACCTAAAAGCAGTGTAATTAAAAGTCCAATTTCCGACTCCGTAGCATCACATTGTGGTGTTGAAAATAAACACGGAAAACCGGCAAATTGTAGGAAAGATGAGACTCGCGTCCCTTCACAAGCCCCCTACAATAAATACTATTGTGGTGCAGGAAAAGCCACACAAGAATTTCCATTAGAAGTTCTAGAAATTGCCCAGAATGATTATTTAGACGATTGTACGTCGAGTAAGAAAATGATGGCAGATCTCATAACTCTTCGTCCTTTGACGGAGATTGAGACTATTTCAGGACAGGACGGTGTTAAATTCGTAGATAGTATGAAAATGTCCACCTCGAAAGGCTTTCCCTTAACTGGGAGTAAAGAGGAAATCATTTCTCATTTAGACCCCGAAGATTATGAAAATATTTCAGATCCTCGTATATTTGATGATATGTTTATGGACGATTGGAGGAAAGCTCGCCAATTGTACTTGGCTGGTCTAAGAGCTTATCCAGTGTTTAAGGCGTGTACTAAAGATGAGCCCACAAAGCTCTCTAAGGACAAAGTACGTGTATTTCAAAGCGCCCCATTGACTCTTCAGTGCATGATCAGACAATACTATCTGCCAATTGCGGCATGTATGTCTCGTAATCCAATTACGACTGAATGTGCGGTTGGAATTAATTCCCAAGGACCGCAATGGAATAAGTTGATGAAACATCTCTCTAAGTTTGGAAAAGAGAGAATGGTTGCTGGCGATTTTAAAGCCTATGACCAACATATGTCTTCCACTATGACATCAATCGCATTCTCCACTATGATTGAACTAGCTAAGCATTGCGAAGACTATACCGC